AGCAACGATCAAAGCCCAGCGCGAGTCCGAGAAAACCCTCCGCAGCGAACTCGCAGAAGCCAAGTCGAAAATCGACAAGGCCGAACGCGAGAAGCTGACAGCCGAAGAGCAGAAAGACCGCGACCTCGAGGAAGCAACGAAGCGCGTTGCCTCTCTCGAAGCCGATCTGACAAAGCTCCGGCAGCAGGTGGCATTCAAGGACGCGGCAATCGAAGCAGGCGTGAAACCGAAGGCCGTGAAAGCAGCCCTCGCCATCGCCAGCGAAGCCGGACTGCAGATCGACGACGACGGCAAGCTCGCCAACGCCGCCGAACTGATCGCCACCCTCCAGGCCGAACATGACTACCTGTTCGGCACCGCGGGAGGAGCGCCGGGTCACCAGCCACCACCCGAACCGCATGTCAATCCGGGCAGTGGCAACCAGCCGAAGTCGGCAGCAGAAGCGAGCCTCACACCGGAAGAGATGTCGATCGTCAATCGCATCCCCGGCATGACGCCCGAGAAGTTCATCGCCAACAAACAGCAGCAGTAGCCGCCCGCGAGGATTCCCTCCGGTCGGCTCCCACACAACCGACCGGAGGGGACACCTCATGGGCTTCGAATACAGCCACCGCCCGAACGGCAAGGCACCGACCGTGCAGGAGTTCCCCGCGAAGTCGGGTCAGACCGACCTTTCCGGTGGCATGCTCGTGAACCTCGAATCCGGCGAGATCGACATCGCCGTGAGCAACGACTCAGCCCTTCTGGGCGTCGTGCTCGGCCCCTCCGACCCCGACGAGGACATCACCGCCCTGAGCGCTGGTGCGATGGTCGAGGTCATCACCGACCCCGACGCCGTGTACCGCGTCACCGACGCCAACGCACGAGTCGCCGGCGCCAGCCTGGACATCGCCGCAGGCGCACTGGCCGTCACCACGGACTCCAACCACGACCTGCGCGTCGTGGCCACGAGCACCAGCGCACAGCCTACGCACGTCCAGATCAGCCAGGCCAACCACGCATTCGCCGGGTCGTAGACCCAACCCCGCACACCACGGGTCACACCCAGCAACCCTCTGAAACAGGAGACGCACGATGTCCGCACCACTGAGGAAAGGCAGCTTCGCCGAACTGATCACCCCGGTTCTGCGATCATCGTTCTACGAAGGCATGGAAGAGCGCGCGAAGCAATCCAAGCGCACCATGCTGTACGGTGACGGGACGCTCACCCGCCACAAGGAAACGACGGTCGGCATCGGCAACATGTCGACGTCCAACTTCCGGTTCAAGGGCATCGGGCGCACGCAGTACAGCGGCCTCGAGCAGGGATTCGCGAAGGACTGGATCGCCGAGAAGTTCAAGGGCGGCATCCAGGTCGACCGCGACCTGATCGAAGACCTCCTCGACGACAGCGCCCCGATTCCGCGCAGTCTCACCGAGAATCCACGCGCCGTGGGCGACGCACTGGAGATCTTCTGCGAGCAGGTCGCCGCAGAGCCCTTCAACTATGCGTTCACGGACTCGGGCACGACACCCAACGGTTTCGGCATCGCCGGACCCGACGGCGTCGGCCTGTGCTCGACGGCGCATCCGCTGTCGCCCACAAACGCGACAACGCAGAGCAACGAGTACACGCTCGATCTCACCGTCGACAACCTCGACACCGTGATGGTCGGCATGGCCGGCATCACCGATGATCAGGGCAACAAGATCGGCATCGTCGGCGACACGCTCGTCGTGCCATACGCCCTGCGGCGGCGCGGCCTGACGATCGTGCAGAGCGAACTGGAGCCGGGCCATGCCAACAACGACGCGAACGTCGTGGGCAACGGCATCCAGAACGTCATCGTGTGGCCATACCTCACGGACTCCAACGCGTGGTTCGTGGTCGACTCCACCCGCATGAAGCGCCACCTGTTGTGGCTGAACCGCACGACCCCGCAGTGGGCCGGCGACCTCGACGAGGACACCGACACCTACCGCTGGAGCGTGCGCTACCGCTTCGATCGCGGCTTCGACGACTGGAAGTGGATCGCAGGCTCGAACCCCAGCTAGACGCTGACGTCGCCTGCTGACAGATGACTCGCAGCGGGCACCCTCCAGGGGGTGCCCGCTCACCATCCGAAGGGAACCGCCACCATGACAGGACTTCCGAGCAACACGCCGACCGACTATCCGAACGGCATCGCCGTCGGTGACGACGTCGTCATCCGCGAAGGCAGCGGCGTGCCCACGAATGGTGGCAGCGGCACGCTCGCGGGCGTCGCCGGCAAGGGCAGTCTGTACCTCGACCGCACGAACGGCACGCTGTATCAGAACACGAACACGAAGGCATCGCCGACGTGGGGGAACATCCCGAACACCGGCAACACCGCCAACGAGGTGCTGGCGTACAACGGCTCGGGCAGTCCCATGACCGCAGGCCAACTGGTCTACGTCAGCGGGTACAACGTCGCGAACGATTGTTTCCAGGTCGCTCTCGCCGACGCCGACGCGGGCGGCAAGCCCGCTGAGTGGGTGCTCACCGAGGACATCGCCGACACCGAGACCGGTCTTGTCGCGAAGCGCTGGGAAACGCCAGCGAACGTCAACACCAACAGCTACACGAGCGTTGGGGACGCCGGCTACCTGTCCGCGACTGCGGGCGCGACCACGAACACCGCGCCCACCGCAGCGAACGCGCTGCAGCAGCGCGTCGCCCGCGTGAAGGTCAAGAGCGCCAGCGTCGGCGTGCTCGTCTACGACATCGACGGCGCCGTCAAGATCGGCTCCAACGAACTCGAGGACGCATCCGTGCTCGCCGCTGCGCTCGGCGTCACGGCTGGTGCCATCACCGCCAGCCGCGCACTCGTCGCGGACGCCAATGGCAACGTCGCGGCATTCAAGACTACGAATCTGCTGATCGGTGCGAGCGGCTCAGAAAAAGCCCAGGCCGGGGATTGTTCGTTCAGCGTTGCGGCCGAGGGCTCGCACGCAATCGTCACAACCGTGCAAGTCAAGGATTTCGCAGCGGCGAACCTCGCGCAGGCAATCAACGTCGACGCATGGATTTCCGACGCAGCCGGAGGCATCGGCACGACCGTTGACCCGACCTCGAACACCGCCATCGGTGGCAGCGGCGCGGTGCTCACCGAGACAGGTGGCCTGACGCACTTCACGAAGCTCAAGGTCACGACGGGCGCGACCGGCGCGTTCACGGTCACGACCACGCAGACAGCCGCGCAGAACTACTACCTGAACGTGCGTCTGCCCAATGGCGTGGTCAAGAGCAGCGCCGTGATCGCACACGCCGGCTAGACCAACCCCGACCCGGAAGGGGTAACCACACATGGCGTTTTACATCCACGATCTGCCGAGCGGCAACTGCATCGGCAACGAAGCCGTCGCGGTGACCAGCACAACGGCCGAGGTACACCTCACCGAATCGGTGTACGCTCCGAGCGGTCGCGGAGCCGACGCCGCATATCTGCAGATCGCCACCGACGCGATCGACTTCACCATCGATGGCACCGACCCAAACGCCGGTGGCGCCGGAGTGATTCGCTGCGCCGCGGGCGATGTCATCAAACTGCATGGCGCGGAGCAGATTCGCGGCTTTCGCGCGGTGAAGGTCACAAGCAACGCAACGGTCAACGCGGTCTACTTCCGGGGCGGGTGCATGTAGCCGATGCCCGCGACGTACACATACGACCCGACGACGCTCGACACGGACTCCAAGGACCGTGTGCGCCGCGTAATCGGCGACGTGGGCGTCGACGGGACGGTGTCGAGCTCGACATGCAAGTTCGCCGACGAGGAGATCACCTACACGATCACCTCCAAAGCCGGCGACGAGGTCGCCGCCGCCGTCGAGCTGCTGGAGCAACTCGCGACGCTGTTCGCCGACAAGGCATCCGTCTCGGCGGGCAATCAGAAGATCGCGTTGAGCGACATCTCCAAGCAATACGCCGAGCGCGCGCTGCGCCTGCTGGGCCGCTCCAATCAGGGCAACGTCATTCTCGACATCGCCACCACCACCATCGACGCATACTCCGACGACGTCGCCAGCGACGACACATCGGTCGCGGACGGGTCAAGCATGACCTTCGACTGGTGGGACGTCTGATGAGCGCCATCCCAGCCACAAGCCTCGCAGGCGCCCGCAGTGCGCTCAACACGCTGCTCGCCGATACCTGCACCATCGAGCGGTCGACGCAGTCGCGCACGGGCGCAGCGACGGTCAAGAGCGCGCCAGCGACGATCGCGACAGGCGTGCCCTGCCGCGTGGAGGTTCGACGCCTCGAGCCCGAGGGCAAGCCGTCGGTCGCGGGCAGTGACCGGCACGTCGAGGCCACGCACATCGTGCAATTCGCATACGGGCAGGACGTGCAGCAGGGAGACACAATCGTGCACGATCAGGGCCTCGGCACGTTCCACGTCGTTGGCCTCACGAATCGCACGTCGCAGTCATTCACGTTGCAGGTGCTCGCGAAGGAGCACGTATGACCGTCACCATCGGCCCCAACCGCTTCGGCCACGTCTCGACGCAGCTGCTGCACGATCTCGACATGCTCGCCGCGAAGGTGTCTCTGGACCTAGAGCGGCACGGTCGCATCGAGTGCCCGGTCGATACCGGCAACCTGCGCGACACGACCTACGCCACGAAACTCGGCCCATACCACTACGAGGTGCGCTCGGACGCGGAGTATGCCGCTGCGGTGCATGAGGGCTCCGATCACGGCTCCTACGTCATCCCCAGCAATCCGTATCTGACGCGCGCCACGCACGACATTCTGCCAGCCGCGAACGCCGCTGCGATGCAGCTGCAGGCGAAATACACATGACTGTGCTGGACCCCGTCTACGAGGCGCACGTCGCGCTGCTCGCACAGCTTTCGCATTCGTCGATCAGCACGCTGGGTGTCGCCGCCGACGCGATTCACTGGCCCACACCGCCCGACGATCGCACATGGCCGTACATCCTGCTCGACTGTCTGGACGCGCCGGAACTCGACCGCACATTCGGCGGGCCGACGTGGACGGGGCAGGTGTGGTCGATCACCGCCGTCACCGTCGAGGACGCGCCCGCAGCGTCGGCGCTCGCCGCGGCCATCGATGCGCGTATCGACAGTCAGAGCCTGACGATTCCCGGCTACCGCCATTTGTGCAGTCTGCGCCGGCGAGCGAAGCAACCCATGCCCGTACTGGGCGACGACGGCGTGATGCGTTACCACGCCGGCGGCGAGTACACCATCGGAGTAGGAGTCTCACCATGACCAAAGACACCACACTTGCAGCAGCCGCGCCCGCCGATGATGCGCCCAAGGCGAAGGCCGCAGCCGCACGCGAAGCGGTGAAAGCCGCCGACGACGCGCGCGCGGCGCTGTTGGAAAGCATCGACCACGCTGGCACCGGCAGCGGCCAGTACGTCCGCGATGAGCATGGCGCTTTGCTGGTCGTCGATGGCCTCCCTGTTTCCGACGACGCCTGACCCGGCGCCCACGTCCACACACGAGCGATAGGACACCACCATGTCAGGCACACACGGCTCCAGCGCCAAGCTCATGGGCTTCGGCTACGACCTCACCGGCTACTTCCGCAACGTCAAGAGCTCAGGCTCGGTTGCGATGGCCGACAAGAGCCTGCTCGGCGACACCGTTCACGGCTACGCCGTCGGGCGGCAGGGACCGGGCATGGTCGCCGCCAGCGGCCTGTACTCGGATGGCACCGGCGACATCCAGCGCAAGCTGGAAACGTTCAAGGGCACCGTTGGCACGATGATCCACCTGCCCGACGGATACGCCGCGGTGAACAAAGACGCCGTGTGTGTGCAGGGACCACTCGTCAAGCACGGCGGCAACATCCCGTACTCGGACATGGTCGACACCGCGTGCGACGTCACCAGCAAATACGGGCTGGAGATCGGCAGGACGATGATGGCGTTCACCACGCCCATCACCGTCGCTGGCAATGGCACCGCCGTCGACTTCACCGACGCATTCGCGAACCCCAGCGGCAGCGCAGGCGTCGTTCCCGGCGCTGCGTATCTGATCTGCACGGCGTTCACCGGCACATCGAACACCGTCACCATCGAACACTCCACCGACGGGTCGACATCGTGGACCGGAATCGGCACGTTCACCGCCGTCACCGCCGCGAACACCGAGCAGCGCGTCAGCTTGACCGCCGGCACGCTCAAGGGCTTCCTGCGGATGGTGTCCACAGGCACCTTCTCGAACTTCACGGGCATGGTCGTCTGCTGCAAATACGCCGACTGACCAACACCAGCATCTGAGGGGAATACGACATGACTCCACCCACCACAGCACACGGCAACAAGGCAGTCGTCAAGCTCGACAACTACGCCGGGTCGCTCACCGCGATCACCGCGTACGAAAACACCGCATCGTTCGACATCTCTGTCGACACGGACGCTGACAACAACTATGGGCAGCGCGCCGACGACGTCACCGTCGGCCTGACCGAGAACGGGTCAGTGCCGCTGGGCGGTGTGTACTCGAGCGCGAAGCTGCGCCACATGTCTGGTATCTGGGCGAGCGCAGCGGGCACGTCCAAGACGCTGGAACTCAACCCGGGCAGCGCCGCGACCGGCACCCGCAAGGGCACCGTCGAAACGCACATCGCGTCGCTGGAAATGACCAGTGATCTGAACGGCACCAGCCAGCTGAACACCGAGCACAAGCTCACCGGTGCGATCACCTGGAGCGACAACTAGCAGTTCGGGAGCAGGCTCGACCACGACGCGCGCACAGCGTGCTGGTCGGTCGAGCCGCTCTCCCACACCCACCCACACCCGCAAGAGGAGGCGACGTGGCGACTACCCGGAAGCCCGCCAACCAGACCAGCAAAGCGAAAGCAGCGCTGGCAGCCGTCAACGAAAGCGCCGAGATGGTGCCCGAGGTCCGAAGCAAGAAGGACATGCGCATGCGAGCGATGCGCAACAAGGACGCCACCGACTGGGTGTGGGTGCCGGAACTCGAATCAGCGGTGTGGTTCCGCAAGATGACCGCCGGCGATCAGGAAACCGCGCTGGACTACGCCATCGACCCCGAGACGGGTGAATCGTCGCAACTGCGGCAAACGCTCAAGCAGCTCGAGCTGGTGTGCATCGATCCGGTGTTCACCGAGGACGACTTCGGGTGGCTCGCAGAGCTCGAGATCGTGTCGCTGCACATCCTGACTGCTGGCATCGCCATCCACGCGGGTCTGCGCGAGGGGGAGGTCGCCATGTTGCAGAAGAGGTTTCCTGAATCAGGACGACCCGTGGGGGCAACGCCGGTTTCGGAGACTGGCGGCGATGAAAGCGTGGGGGATTCCCCCGTGGGTGGGTGACGAGCAAGACCCGTCTGCGATCAACGAACTGGTCGCATTCGAGGGCGCGGTGATGTTTTTGAAAGCACGGGACGAACGGATAGCTGCGAGTCGAGCGGCAAGCCGCGGATAGGGGAGGGGAGGTGCGATGACTGAGGTCGGACGAATCAATATCCCGGTCGAGGTCATCGGCGCCGGCGAAGCGGTCCGCGCACTCGGCCTCACCTCCGGCGCATATGACAAGACCGCTGCGTCGATCGAACGGTCGGGTCTCGCGGC